TACATTGACACGTAGATTTGATACCGAGAACATTATAGTTACTGGAGATAAAGATAGTTTTCAACTTATTAATGACCATACATGGGTAATGTTTACTAAACGTGGTGTGACCGAAACAATTAATTATGATGAAGCCCAATTGTTTAATGATTATGGATTAAAACCATATCAAATTATTGAACTTAAGTCACTTATGGGAGACTCTTCCGATAATATACCTGGGGTTAGTGGAGTAGGCGAAAAAACTGCATTAAGTTTGCTTTATAAATATGAAACATTAGATGGAGTCTACAATCATATTGATGAGATTACAGGTAAACTTAAAGAGAAATTGATTGATAATAAAGAAATGGCTTTATTAAGCCATACATTGGCTACTATTAAGACCGATTGTGAGTTTGATTGTCAACTTAAAGATTGTGAATATCAGTTTCCATTTAGTCATAGTGTGTTGGCATTCTTTAAAAAATATCAATTCAATTCACTTGGGACGGATTTTCGCAAGACGTTCAACTTGTTTCTGTTATAGTCGGCGGCGAGCTCATTCAATTTGAAAAAATATTATCTGCAGACTTAATCGAGGAGATGAACATTCTCGGCGATGATTTACCTATCAACGAATTCGATTTTTCAGTAGTGAGTCAGCAAGACCTTGCTCCGGGAAGCAAATTAAGCGTGTATTCGAATGATGAATATTTCGGAACATTTTGGACTGACAAGGTTGACAAAATCAGCCAGAATTATTCCGGAGCTGAAAAGGTATACACCCTTGAATGCGTTAATGCCATCGGAATCCTTGGGAAGTGTTCTTTCGATGATTGTGACATCTCTTTTCTTAACGGTCCTTTTACCACTTGGTCTTCTTTGAAAAACGAGCTAAAAACCAAAGCAAAATTGGAAATTCAACTGGAAAATGAAAAGGCCGAACCGAATTATGGCGTGTTAGGCCTCGTGCCGGCTCAATCTCTCCGTTTCTTTCTTTGCGAATTTGCTTGGTCCATATGCCGATGGATTGACACAGCGAGAAGAGATGATATATATATGCGGAGCATTCCGAGCGCTGTAACGGTTACGATTCCCTCTGATTACGTTATCGGTAACGCGATCTACCAGAAACAGGATATAATAACGAAAGCTTATTGGACTCACCCTGTTGAAAATATAGATTGGGGCACAAGCAATGTGCTTGGGACCATAACTCTTCCACCCACTTCAACACTACGCAAGATATATTATGGCTCTCCCCCTGCTTGGGCGGATATTAACAACGAAAAATATAAGAACGTAAAGTGGAAAGCTAACTATTTTGAGTATCAATCGCAAGAATCGACATCAAACATATCTGTATTCGGCAGCCAGAACTTAACCGAAACTACAGAAATTCTCTCTCCCGGCACTCACACAACCACAACAGAGCGTAGTCAAGAATATAACAAGTTCGCATGCGTGGGAATAAGGAATTTCGAAGCAAAGACCGCCAAGGAAATGGGCCTCGATTCAACCCATAGCTTCATCTTTGAGCTTATTAAAGCCGGGACATATAATTCTTCAACACTATCCGGAGAAACCATTGACAGTGCTAACCTGATTATATCTCAAAAGGTATCTGACATCCAAAAGTACATCCAAAGTACAGGGATTGTAACTGCGACAATCATTCTAAAAGATACACTTAAAAATCTCCAAGTCGGAGATATGGTTACAATAACAACAGCTTATGACGGTCCAATAACCGGTATTATAACCAAAATGGAAACAAGCTTCGGATATAACAATACCGCACAGGTTGAAATCCGCGAAAGTTCAGCATTCATTAAATAATAAGGAGATGACAAAATGGCAATAAAACTTGATGCGACAGCAGATAATATCGAGCTCAAAACAAATCGTATACAAGATCTCGAAAATGTAAATGCACATGATGAAGGCTATCCAACAGCGTTAGCGGCTAAGCTATATGCGGACAAGTTTAAGGTTACAATTGACACCGAACTGTCCGAAACATCAGAAAACCCCGTGCAAAACAAGGTTGTAACGGCAGCTTTCGATAAAGCGGACATCGCTCTGTCTCGCCTGAGCGAAGACAGTAACCTTAAAGATTTTGTTCATGTTACGACATTGACTACAACTCAAGAAGTGTCAAGCGTTGAATGCAATTTCAATTTTAACGTTTTGGGCAATTATAAAAGAGAAATCCTTGTCAATCTCGTTGTGCCACCTCCCACACAGTCTCTCGCCTATATCACAGCAGAAATAGAGTGTGTTAACGGCTCAAAACCTTATTTCATATCTTGCGGCGGTGACGGAAGCGGAGTAGTTATCAAACCCGACACGGGTCTTAACTTCTGCGGCGGATTTAGAATTTTTCTCGATACCCCATATGTCGCTTGTTTAACGTGGGGAGGTTTATTTAAATCAACAAGCCCTTACGGAACAATGAGCCACGTTGGGTACGGTACTCGTAAGCTTTCAGGAGATAACGTAACTAATCGCTTTAAAAAACTGACACTTAGAGCCTCCGGCGGAACGTCCATATTGCTCCCCATCGGCACGAAAGTAGAAGTTTACGCAAGATAGGAGTGTGGAAGATATGAAAAAATACGTAGACGGCGAACTTATTGAAACCAAAGAGGAATTAACTTCTATCGAGGAGCACACCCCATTGTCTATAGAAGACCGAATAGAAGCTAATTCTCAAGCAATTCAAGAGATAATGCTCACTATAATCGAGGAGGATGACAACAATGTATGAGTTTCTTTGGCAGCGGTACATACTCGGTAAAATATCGGTAGCTAATTTAACCAAATGCGCTAAGAAATGGCTTACACCGGACGAAGCAGACCGCCTAATAGCAGCGGTGAAAGAAAGAGAGGTGGAAAATGAGTGACGCAGTAGCGGTTGCGCTTATATCGGGCGGACTCGCTCTATTAGGCGTGATTATAACATCGATAAGCACCTCTCGCAGAATGACGGCACAGCTCGAACGCAATCAGGCGGTGACAGACACGAAGCTTGAAGAGCTTACACGTGAAGTCAGATTGCACAACAATTTCGCCCAAAGAGTACCTATCATTGAACGCGATATTAAGGTACATAATCATTGATGATTTAGAACATTTTCACAAAGGAGATTAAATTATGAAGATCAACCTTAAGCAGAGATTAAAAAACAAGACCTTCGTTGTATCGTTGGCAACACTCATTTTAGCAACCGTGTATCAGATACTCGGTATGTTCGATGTCGTACCAAAGGTAAACGAGGATACATTGACAGGTGTTTTAATGCTTGTCGTCAACTTCTTATCGGCACTCGGAATACTCGTTGACCCGACTACAAAGGGCTTGAACGACAGCGCAAGAGCTCTCACATACGGCACGGAAGACGATGTAAGACAGAATGACGAAACAGGCGGATATGCGGCAGGAATGCTTTTCTCCGGGCGCAATAGAGTAACTCAACCTTACACATATAATGTGAACACCAAAAAGGGACACGGCGGTATAGATATAGTCGGAGACGATGATAGAACCGTCCACGCGGTAGAGGGCGGCACCGTATCAATGATTTCCGTCTGGGACGGCAAGACCAAAACAGGAACACAGAGCTACGGTAACCTTGTAATTATAACCGACACCACCGGCAAGCGGCACTTCTATGCGCATCTTGCGTCTATATCTATGAGTAAGGGTCAGAGGGTGTCCGCAGGTGATGTTGTCGGCGTTATGGGAAACACTGGCAACAGTTTCGGAGCACACACTCATTACGAAGTACGTACAGGACAGGGCACGGTTACGCGCATAAATCCTGCCGAGTTTTGCGGTGTAAGAAATGAAAAAGGTACATACGTAAACAATGTATCGGCGTCACCTGCTCCGACACACAGAGGAACAGCTTACACTATGACTTGCAAAATGTTATACGTCCGCAAAGGACCGTCTGTAAGGTATCGCCGTGTCGGTCAGTTCTCAAGAGGCGAAATCTTCTATGTTGTAGCGCGTAAAGGAAATTGGTGTCAACTCGAAAGCGGAAACTGGATGTGTGCCGGTAGGTATCTTAGGAAAGTATAAGGAAGTGACATAGTATGACAAAGAAAACAAACACGGCTGCAAAAATATATACAGCAACCGAAAGAGTCAATATACGACTCAGACCTACCTATGACTCCCCTATCGTAAGAACAATCGAAGCAGGGGACGAAATATATATAGAAAAAACATACTCACGCCTCGGCGTGATGTGGGGTAAAATCAAAGACACAAAAGAATTTATATGCCTGAACTTTTGTAAGAAAAAAGCCGAATAAAAAAATAAAATACCGGGTAGATTACTCTACTCGGTATTTTACTGTATATCCAAACAAGCTCTTAAAAAAGAACAAAGAGTTCGGATTATACTCCTTTGGTGGAGAACTACGTCCCAAATCCGAACTGCTGTCGGCGTTAACCCTATATGTTTGAGTGTTCCCTTTTCTCAGGTTATAAACGGTTGTTATCTTATATCCTCCGTCAGGCTCGTCCCATACCGTGACAGAATTGATTAGGGTATCTATCAAATGCCTACGGAAGTCCTCGTCTTCTATGTCTCCGCTCAAAAACTGAGATAACCAACTCACAATTACATTT